ACAGCCCAGGCAACATCTGCTAGCTATTACCCAGTATGGGTAGGAGCAATTGGATCTGCACAAACAGTATACGCCAACACAGCACTGACATTTAATCCTGCAACTGGTGCTGTTGGTACAACAGTAATGTCTGCTTCGGGCAATGTGACCGGCGGTAACGTGATATTTGGAAGCGGTCAAGTCACTGGCACTGGCAACGTCACCGGCGGCAACGTGATTTTTGGAACCGGTCAGGTCACTGGTACTGGTAACGTAAGTGCAGGCAACGTCGTAGCAACGGCGTTATTACAAGGCGCTACTCTCAGTGCCACGGGTGCAGTTACTTACTCAACAACCACAGCAAACATTTCAATTGGTGCCAGCCAAACCACTGGTACGTATACTCTTGGTGGTCCCAGTCAGACTGGTCTGATATTGATTGGCCAAAGTACGGCAAATCAAACAGCCAATATATCTACTGGTGCAACGGGAACTGGTAATACCAAAACAATCAACCTTGGGGTTGGTGGACTTGCGGGATCAACGACGACCATTGCTATCGGTCCGGTCACAGCTACTACCGCAGCCGGTACTGTGACTTTTAACACAGCCACCACAGTGGCCGTGGCCAATACTGGTGGGTCGGCGCTGAGCGTGGCTGGTAACGTCACCGGCGGTAACATCCTATTTGGTTCAGGTATCGTTTCGGGCACTGGCAACATCACCGGCGGCAACATCCTATTTGGTTCAGGTATCGTTTCGGGCACTGGCAACATCACCGGCGGCAACATCCTATTTGGTTCAGGTATCGTTTCGGGCACTGGCAACATCACCGGCGGAAATATATTGACCGGTGGGCTGATATCAGCTGCTGGTAATATCAATGGTGGTAATCTCATAACTGGCAGTGGCACCGGCGGAAGTATCACTGGTGCTGATCTGATAACAGCCACCACGTTGAGCGCAACCGGTAACGTGATAGGTGGAAATCTAATCTCTACCACTCTAAACTCAGCTGGTAATGTCACCATAACCAGTACGGCTGCCAATGCCTGGGTATTCCTTACACCCACGGGCACGGGTACTATCCAGGTCAACAAGGATATAACCAATGGTCAAGCCAATGGTGTGGGCAACATCGGCAATGCCACCGGTTATTTCAATACTGTATTTGCCAAAGCCACTTCGGCCCAATACGCTGACTTGGCCGAGATCTATGCAGCCGACCAAGAGTATTTGCCTGGAACAGTGTTGAGCTTTGGCGGCAACAAGGAAGTCACTGTGAGCAGCGTATATTGTGACAATCGCGTGGCTGGGGTAGTTTCGACCAATCCCAGCTATGTCATGAATGCTGTGATGTCAGACCCCTATGCCACTGCGGTTGCATTGACTGGTCGTGTACCAACATCGGTCACAGGGCAAGTACGCAAGGGCGATATGATGGTCAGCCGGGGCGACGGAACTGCTGTGGCCTGTAGCCAACCGGCCATGGGCACTGTGATTGGCAAAGCGCTCGAAGATTTTGATGGACCCACTGGTACGATTGAGATTGTAGTAGGTAGGCTCTAAATGACAATAACAGTTGGATCTGGCATAACCATCAGCGGTGGAATAACATTCACCGTGCTGGCAACAGATTTGAGTGGTACGATCATAACCTATAGTATTGGTACCGCCGGTAACGGTGGTTCTGGCGCCAATGCCGGCTCCGCTGGAGGCAATACATCAGCCACCTACTCTGGATATACCATAACTTCAAACGGTGGCGGTGGTGGTGGTTACAACAACAGCACCGGTGGTACTGCTGGCACAGTCAGTGTGGCCAGTGGATCTGCCAGCGCCGCTGGTGCAAATGGTGGTGCTGGTCAAGGTGTAACCGGTGACACTGGTGGTGGATATGGCGCTGGATTGAATGGTGCGATTGGCACAGCCGGTACTATTGCCGGGGGTATTGGTGCTACTGCGATAGATTTTTACGGATTGGCCAATGCCGTGGCCGGCGCAGGCTATACCTATGGTACCAGTGGTGGTACACAAGGTGGTAGCGGCAGCACACCCGCTGACGGTAAGAACGGTGGCAATGCCACGGGATTTGGATCCGGTGGTGGTGGCGCCGGCTACTACGGTGGCAACGGCGGTAATGGCTACTTTGGTGGTGGTGGTGGCGGAGCATCTGGTCTCGCTCAGTCTCACACCGGTGGTAATGGCGGTGCTGGCGCTGTCGTGATACAAATGCTGGTCAGCGGATCTTGGCAATACGCAGTGCAAACGTCAGGATCGTCTTATACATTGCCTACTGGCACCTCGGCTGTGGGTATTTGGGCAGTGGGTGCCGGTGGTGGTGGTGCTGGCGTCCCGGCCACTGATGCCACCTCCGGTGGTGGTGGTGGTGCTGGCGGGGTTTCCTATATGGGTTTTTTCAAAACGTCAGCTACGTCTATAACCTACAGCATTGGTACAGCAGGGTCCGGTGGGTCTGGGGCGAACGGTGGTACCGCAGGCGGAAATACATCGGTGACCTATGATACTGTCACGGTGTCGGGAAACGGTGGTGGCGGTGGAGGATACAACAACAGCACCGGTGGCACTGCTGGCACTGTTACTGGTATTGGGGTCAAGGGCGGCGCCGGGCAAGGTGTGACCGGTGACACTGGTGGTGGATACAGCGGTGGATTGGGCGGCGCAATCAGCACCGGAGGCAACGGTGGTGGTGCGGGAGCAACTGCGATAGACATGGCCGGATTGGCTGCGGTCGTCAACAGCTCTGGTTATACCTACGGTACCAGCCCCGGCACAGCGGGCGGTACCGGCAGTACCTATGATGTCAACAATGGCGGTAATGCCACGGGATTTGGATCCGGTGGCGGCAGTGCTGGATTCTATGGCGGCAACGGCGGTAATGGCTACTTTGGTGGTGGTGGGGGTGGTGCAGCAGGGGGTAAACTAACACACACCGGTGGTAACGGTGGTGCAGGTGCCGTGGTATTGCAGACAGTCATCGGTGGAGTCACAGCAAACGTTGTGCTAACATCGGGAACCACATATTCATTATCGGGCATACCAAGTCTTATCAAGGTCTGGGCCATTGGCGCCGGAGGCGGTGGTGCCGGGGTTTCTACCACGGATGCCAGCGCCGGTGGTGGTGGTGGTGGTGCCGGAACCGGGCTCATGGCATTCACGATCATCTGACCAAACGCAACTAAATTTTATCGCCCAGCAACAAATCCGCCATAAATTAGTGGGACATGAGTATTTCCCGCCAAGTAAGCCAAAACGGACTAGTCCAGGTTGTTCTATCAAAAGGTGGCAGCATCCACCCCTTGATCATACCAGCAGAAAAAACCAATGGTACCGGTCTCATGAATCCATCAATCTACATCGATGGTGACCAGATCCTGTGTAATATCCGGCATGTGAACTACACTCTATATCACAGCGAAAACAAGCGATTCCAACATCGCTATGGACCCTTGCAATATCTACATCCTGAAAATGATCGACATCTGCGTACCTGGAACTACCTAGCCCGGCTCGATGCTGATCTGAACATAACACAGGTTGATTTGGTAGATACCAGCCGATTTGACCAAGAGCCATTGTGGGAGTTCGTGGGACTTGAGGATGCGAGGTTGTTTAGATGGGACGATACCTTGTATCTCAGCGGGGTGCGTAGAGATACCACCACCAACGGTCAGGGTCGCATGGAGTTATCCACGATCGATCACAGCCAGGTCACACCGCGAGAAATACAACGTATTCGATTACCTGCACCCGGCGACGATACCAGCTACTGCGAGAAAAACTGGATGCCGATATTGGATCAACCCTACCACTACGTAAAGTGGAGCAATCCCGTGGAAGTGGTGCGCTGTGATCCCGTGGCCGGCACTGTCGAAACTGTGTTTTTAGATCGTTCCGGCACAACCCCAAATCTCCCAGATCTCCGGGGCGGCAGTCATGTGGTACCCTATGGAGATTATTACCTGGCCATCACTCACGAAGTTTGTTTGTTCAAGAGCGAGCATGGCCAAAAGGATGCTACCTATAGACATAGGATCTTGGTCTGGACTCGTGACTGGAAACTGATGCGAGTCACCGACAGCTTCTCGTTCATGGGTGCTGACATTGAGTTTTGTTGTGGTGCTGCCTGGCTCAACGACGATCTCTTGATCAGTTTTGGTTACCAAGACAACGCGGCTTTCATACTCAAGATGCCAAAAACAGTCTTGGACGAGATCGTCTGGGGCAAGAATCAAGCCCACCGCGGCTTGGACTGGGGCAACATCAAAAGCAACAGCTGGTTCATGAACCAGGTCGAAGACGAGATCTTCAATCACAACGTATATGAAATGTTTTTCCCGGTTGAAGCCAACGACATCGTGGTTGACATAGGAGCCAGCGTGGGTCCATTCCTGTGGAGTATCGCGGATCGTCGCCCCGGCCATGTCTATTGCGTGGAACCCGAGTCCAATCTGTTCGCGACCCTGGAAAGCAACAGTCAAAAACTATCAACCCCCTGCACACTGATCAATCAGGCCCTGGGTCCAACCACGGGCATCGCTCCGGTGTCAGGTTTGTTTGATCCTGCAGTGGTCAATATGAGTGATGGTTCCAGCGCCAGGCTGGTATCTACCATATCTTTCTCAAGCCTGATAGCACAGAACAAACTGGATCACATAGACTTCCTCAAATTGGATTGCGAGGGCGGCGAGTACGATATCTTCAACGATGATAACTTTGAGTGGATCACCAAAAATGTGCGCAAGATCGCCGGAGAGTTCCACCTCAACACTCCCGAGCTCAAGACCAAATTCCGGAGATTCCGGGACACTTATCTCCGACAGATGACCTCACATCAGGTACAGGCTCTAGACTATACCAATATCAAACACTGGCTCTGGACCGATCAGTTCATCGATTACTATGATGCCATCAATCTCTGGATCGATAACCGGGTACAGCAGAATATCAAACGGAAGTGGCAGCATCACCCCGCACCCACGCTGGAAATAACCACCACTGTGCCCCAGAAAGGCTGCGTGGTTGATTGCGTATTCTGTCCCCAGCGTGTGCTGACCAGCAGCTATCAAGGTCAGCGCATCATGAGTCTGGAAGATTTCCAACGCTGGATCGACAAAGTACCCACCGAAGTGCGGATCACATTCTCGGGATTCGTGGAACCCTGGATGAACAAACGTTGCAGTGACATGGTGCTTTATGCGTATCAGCAAGGACACCCTGTCAGCGTGTTTACCACGGGCATAGGTATGAGCATAGCGGATATCGAATCCATAGCTCACATACCGTTCGCGGGCAATCCCAACGGTGGTTTCACGTTCCACTTGCCCGACAGTGAGATGCTGGCCCGGCATCCCATAACACCCCAATACATCAAACTCTGTGAATGGATCCGGGACAATCGTCATCGCATACAAAACTTCCAGGTCATGAGCATGGGTTCATCCATACACCCCGATGTGCAGCATTGTTTTTCCGATTACGTGGTATCCAGCCAGATGTGGGATCGAGCCGGTAATCTCAGCAGAGAAGCCGTGCTCAAATCTGATCTCCAGAAGCTGACCGGGCGCTGGAACAAGGTACAACACGCAGATGGCCCCAGGACCTGCGGATGTATCGAAAATCTCTATCACAATGTGCTGATGCCCAATGGCGATGTCAGCCTGTGCTGCATGGACTATGGCTTGGACAACATTATCGGCAACCTAGATCGCCAGAGCTACGAAGAAGTCGTACCCGAAGCCGAAACCTGTTATGACATCTGTACTCGTTGCGAAAACGGTGCCCATCCCGCGCCCAAACCCTTGAAATTTTATCCACGATGACCAATCTCTTACCCTACATCAATGATCCAGAAAATCCCATGACCAACTTTAGGCTTGGTCTGGAGTATGAGAACATGGGACAGACTGGCGCGGCCATCAGTTTTTATCTGCGCACAGCTGAGCGGGCCGCCGAGGATGTCTTGCAATACGAGGCTCTGTTGCGCATGGCCCTGTGCTTTGAGCGACAACGCACCAGAGATGATACTCAAAAAGTCTTGCTACAAAAGGCCATGACTCTGATCATGGATCGCCCCGAGGCTTATTTCCTGCTGGCCCGGGCACATGAACGTCAACAGCAATACCACGAGGGGTGGATGATCAGCACCATGGCACTGAAGCTATGCCGCTGGGATCATGCCCCACTGATGACCAATGTAGAATATCCCGGCGAGTTTGGTATACGATTTGAACATGGCGTCTGTGCTTGGTGGGTGGGGCATACCGAGGAAAGCCGGCGTATCATGTTTGATCTCAGATATGGTCAGCAGCTCGATGCCACGCATCGTGATGCCTGCGATCGAAACCTAAGCATCTGTGGTTGGCCTAAATTTACCATGCCTTATCAACGCGAGCAGGTCAGTCGCATACGCTGTAATTTTCCAGGGCTGGATGGTATACAGCAAAATCACAGCCAGACCCTCCAGGACATGTTTGTGCTGGCAGCTAACCAAGGTCGTACAGCCCAGTGGTACCTTGAGATCGGCAGTGCTGAACCATTCTATCACAACAACACCGCGTTGTTGGAAACTAGATTTGCCTGGCGCGGTATCAGCATTGACATTGACAACCACAAGGTACAGGACTTTGCCCGTAATCGCCGCAACACGGTGATATGCATGGACGCTACCGGCGTGGAGTATACCAATCTACTGGCACAGCATGGAGCACCCCAGGATCTAGGCTATCTCCAGGTCGATTGTGATCCAGCTGAAAACAGCTATCGCATCCTGACCAGCATACCCTGGGATCTATATAGATTTGCCGCGGTGACATTTGAACATGATTACTATGCTGATAAATCGGTAAGAGATTGCAGCCGCGAGTTCTTGCAAAAGCAAGGCTACGAACTCATGGTGGGTGACATAGCGTTCAAAGACGGTTACAGCTACGAGGACTGGTGGGTTCACCCCGATCTAGTGCCGGCCACTGTGCGCGATCTGCTACGATCCCGGGACAGCGGTCCTATATTGGCCAACGAGTATTTGTTTCCAGTCCAACGCTAGTTCAAGCCAGAGTTTTCTATCACGCCAAGTTTGAGCTGTATATCATCGAAGTTCACTAGATTCCAAAGCCCCGGATGCATGGGTCGTGGCCAAGTTCCGGCTGCGATCCAAGCATAGCCTAGATGTTCGTCGTTGAGCCTGGGTTGGAATTCGTGCTCGACCACGCAGACCCAGGTGTTGTATTCAAACACGCCATCCTGGCTGGTAAATTTTTCTATGGGTACTAGCTTGACATAGTCAGGCATGAACCCCAGTTCTTCAACGCATTCGCGTTCCATGCCGCCCAGCAGTGTTTCACCAGCTTCGACCTTGCCACCTGGCAGTCCCCATACCAGAGGATGCTTGGCATCGTTGCGCATGAGATAGAGGTAACGACCGGTGTCATGGGCCCGGAACCAAACACCCACGGCCCTCATAGCACCAGAGACCAGGTTCCGCCGGGGTAAACACCTTGATAACTTTTCATCCACATAGTACCGGTCCATTCATATTGTGTACCAGTAGTTATGTTGGTCACGTATTGCGTGGTACTTTCATCAGCGGCCACGAATACCACACGCCAGCGATTGCCCATCCACTCGATTATATCGTTGGCCTGGGCCACTAGGGGTTGACCCTGATCACCCAGCCATGCCAGGGGATTGGCAGTGTTGGCCCAGCTACCTGTGCCTTCGGTCAGTAAGTATCTTACACCGGTTACAGGTTCTGGTAAGCCATCACCGGGTGCGCTCAACAACGGATCAATGATGGCATTGATGGGTTCCAGCGTATTTTGGGGCGCAGTGTCAGCATCGGGAGTATAGATAACGAGACGTTCATCATTGGGGTCGATAACAATAGTACCAATGATTTGATTGTCGGGATTGTCCACGGGATTGTTGAGGCGGATCTGACTGATACCAGGCCGCAATACACCATATCCGGAGATCACAGATGTCCATAGCACGGGGCTATCGGCCACGATCTCGGTGGGGGTAAGGCTATCCAACGAACCATTGGGCACGATAGTAGGGTCATTCAACACTTGTATCTTGTTGTCTATCACGACCAGCTTGTACATCCAGGGAGTGACCATGACCCGGGTTCCCATCAAGAGATCGTTGTTCATGATGGCATCATTGTAATCACCCTGGGCATCATACATGCTCATGATAACACGCTCGACCACACCCAATTTCTTGACCTTGACCGGGCTTGATATCCATATGGGAAGGTTGAATTTTAGGGTAGAGATATCAATGGGGTTATCAGTGCCCTGGGGTATGGTGCGGCTGGTCCATGTGCTGGATTCCAGCTCGACCACAGATAAACTGGTCCAGTCCAGGAAGTTATCGGTGCTCTGCACTTCTAGGCTGGGGTTGAATAGTGTGACCATTTGTTCCAACAGCTGGAATTTTTGGTTGGTATTGCTGGTCCAGATATCAAGATTGATGCTTAACTTGTAGGGCACCGGCATCAGGCGTTCCACAGTGAATGCATTGCCCTGCGTGGTTTCGTAGGTCTCAGTTGAGGGATCATAGGTACGCTGGCGCACCGATACCTTGTTTACATGATAGGGCTCTTGCATGCGTGGACGGTCATAGTCAAACCCGGTGATGTAAAAGGTCATGAGTGGTGTGCTGGGTAGATTGTTTGCTGAATTTTCTTGTATGATGGTTTGCGCGTTGCGGGTGGCATCACCGTAGCGCACCGGCACACGTAGATAGGCCATTTTGTTGGGATCGTTTTTGTCGCGTCCATACTCGACTTGGAATCCTGACACGATACGGGTAAATTGCAAAAGGAAACGACGTATTTGCTCGTCGTAGAAAAATTGCTGTGTTATGGTCATGTTTAGCTCGACTTTTGTCCTGGTTGTGTGTTGGGATAAGGCTTGGCCGGGAAGAATCCACCTTCGCTGCCATTGTCGGCGCGAGGACGTAGCACTTCGCTGAGACTCTGGCGGCTGGGTATGTTGCCTTGGTCCGTGGTCGGGGTGGTGTAGGTATTGTTGACAAAGCTGCTACGCAGAGTATCATTGACACTGCCGTTGTTGAGATTGGTGCGTACTTTGTCTTCGATACGTACCCAGATCTTACCATTGTAGCGGAATAGTCTGTTGGGGAAATAATCCATGCGCAGGAAGAACTGCCCGGGTATGGCACCGGGTGGGAATACCACACCCACGCCACAGGGCAAGCCATTGGGTGGAACACCGTCCCCGGTCAAATACCCCACCACATAACCATCGCCGTTGGGCGTGACATTCATACCACCCTGTGTACCGTCCACAGTGGTAGTTGAATCCGTGGTCAATGTATTGGGATTGGCCGGTTGACCACCACCACCGGGCTGATACGGTTCCCAGTAGGCTTGATTGGTAAGGGCCACCCCAGGCGGTACATTTTGCTGTGCGGTCCAATACTGGCTTCCAACATTGACCACTGCACCATTGTTGTAGCTGGAATCTCGATCCCAGAGATTCCATACCGGCGGTATGGGTGGATTTGCCGGGGTAGTCGCGACCACGTAATAGTTCTTGACATCGTAGCCTGATGCGGGTACCTCCACATCGGCCTGGACCAGTATGGCATCATTGATCTCTTGATCTTTGACGCGGGTGGTCATGAGTTCATCTTGCGTGCCTGGTGTATAGGGTTGCCAATAGTCAGTGTTGGTTATATCGGTACTGGCCGGGGTATTTTGCGTGGCCTGGTAGTAGGTATTGTTGTAGTTGACTATGCTGCCCTGGGGATAGAAATTATCCGAATCCCAGATGGTGCTGTCAACCATGGGTTTCTTGAGTATGTCTTTGTACTCCTGGGCATTGGTCAGGGGCGTGGCCTTGACGCGCCAGACGTGCGGTAACCAGGTCTGACTGAAACCTTCGCTGGCATAGGCAGCGTCCTGGATCACATAGTATTTTGGCAGAGCTTCGGGCGTGGCAGCATTCAAGGGATAATAGTCCCGGAGATTGGGCAGCTCCAACACATCGCCGTTCATGAGTTTGCGCCCAAACGTATCAATCATGTCATTGAAGTGGAATGTCATGAACAAGGTATCGTTGTCCAGGAACAATCCAAATTGGGTAAGATTGAAATCTATATCTTGGGCATTGTAAACCCCGCGCATGACATAGATGTCTTGGTCATAGACCCGATCACGGTTTTCCAACAGCAGCAAGTCTTGGATGTTCAGGGGACTCTGTGTATCATACACCGGTTGCGTGGCATCGGCATTGCCGGACAGCGCAGAATCTTCGCCACCGGTCTCGGGACCGAGGTATTTGTGGACATACACATCCAGGCCACCCACAGTATAACGTTCACTGATGATGCGATCTAGATATTGGTAATCTCGAGTTCTATTGGGTCTATAAAGGCTCAGGCGGGGCATAGTGCTGTATTTATGGGGCGGTTGACCAGAAATGCCAAATCAGGTAAAATACACACATGAAGCTAGAAGATTGGGACGAAATCAACGAACGGTTTTGTAAATGCCGGGGCAAAATAGACTTTTTGCCCCGGTTTGCGCGCCGGGATTGCCGGCGTATGTCCCGGGCTGTGTCAGAGATGCTGCGCCTGGCGGATCAAGAACGGGTTCATTGCCGCAGGCTCAATTGTGTATCGTCCCAGTTTGAGCACTACATGGCCCGGGCCCAAGAGGCCTTGACCAATTTTGAAGGACATGTTATATTCGCTTCTTTGATGAGGAATCCCAATGAAGAGCAAGACTGATACCAAACCCGCAAAGCCCATCATGCCCCGGGATGCCGACACCAAATACATGGGCAATGAACCCCAGTGGACCAAGCTGCCCGAAGATGACGCGGCCCGTAGGCTGGCCCAGCTGCATGCGTTTGCCTGGTATAATTATTACTGCGACAGCAAAGACGCCAAGAAGTTCGTGATCGACTGGATGGGCCGTAACGAATCCCCGGCCGCAGATTGCCAGCGCGTGGCCCGCAGCAATGAACGAAACTTCAGCACCACCCCGGGCTGGCTGTGCCGCATGAACGTCATGGGCTGGCCGCTGGATGAGCGTGAACGTCGGGTGATCGCAGATCATATCCAAGCGGCCCTGCAGCAGGGTGAGGATGATGCCCAGGTCCAAGAAAAACCCGCGGCACCGCGCCCCAATATCCAGGATCGCCTGCGCGAAAAAATGCTGGAAACCGGCGGTGATATCGAAGGCTTGTTTGACTCCATGATCTTGGCCGGTGCCAAGATGACCGCAGATATACAGCCCATGGCCATACTGCGTGAGCGCAATGTCGTGCCCCAGATGGTGGGCGAGATCGCAGCACGTTGGCGCAGCGCAGCCCTTGAGTTCCAGGAAGCGGCTCTGGGCCGCGATGCTGACTTGAGCGAAGGTTATCGTGGTTTCAACAAGATCCAGATCCGCAACATGGTGCGATTTGCCGAGCAGGTCGTGGCTGATTGTGCCAGCTACGTGCAGGTCAAAAAGGTCGAGCGCAAACCGCGCAAAAAGAAACCCGTGAGCCCGGAAAAACTCACTGCACGTTTCAAATACCTCCGGGAGTTTGCCGAGCTGGGTTTGAAATCGCAGCCGGTCACGGACCTGGTGGATGCCCAGGAAGCCTGGCTCTACGATACCCGGCATCGCAAGCTGATCTACGTAGTGCATGAAGATTTGCTGGGTTCGTTTTCAGTCAAAGGGTCGGGCTTGATCGGCTATGATACCACCAAAAGTGTGCGCAAGACCCTGCGCAAACCCAAGGAGCAGCTCAAGAGCCTCATGTCTGGGGGTGCTCCCGCTGCGCGTAAAGTGTTCAAAGAAATCCGAAGCACCGAGACCAAATTCAATGGTCGGGGCAATGAAAATATGATCATACTGCGGGTCCGTTAGCCAAAACACCGGCGCTCCTTGCTAAATATCAGCAAGGAGCCCCACATGGCTGAGCAACAACAAGATACCCTAGCAACTCTCAAACAAAATCTCATAGATTATGTAGGTCTTCAACTGGGTCGAGAGATCATAGATCTCGAACTTGATCCCGAGCACTACGAATCAGCCTATCAAAAGACCCTGGGCACGTATCGACAGCGAGCCCAGAACGCCTATGAAGAAAGCTACAGCTTCATGTATCTGGTCAAGGATGAAAACATCTATCAGCTACCCCAGGAAGTGGTATCGGTACGCCAGATCTTCCGGCGCACATTTGGTGATGCCACGGGTCCTTTCGCATCAAATTTTGACCCCTTTGCCCAGGCCAGCCTGAATGTATATCTCATGAACTTCAATGTGGCCGGTGGTCTAGCCACTTATGATTTCTACAGCCAATACGTGGAATTGGCCGCCAGGATGTTTGGTGGATACATCAACTACACCTACAACCCCGTGACCAAAAAACTGCAACTGATCCGTGATCCCAAGGGCAGCAACGAAGCCATACTGCTATGGACCTATAACCTCAAGCCTGAGATCAACCTCTTGAGCGATTTCCAAATTTCGCAATGGATCCGGGATTACATGGTGGCCAACTGCAAGATGATCATAGGCGAAAGCCGGGAGAAATTCGGCACCATCGCCGGTCCCCAGGGCGGCGGAACGCTGAATGGTACTGCCATGAAGTCTGAAGCCCAGACACAGATGGATGCCTTGCTCGAACAACTCAAGAATTATGTGGATGGTTC